TCAATAAAATTACCTTCACCGGCATCATAAATGATACCTGTCGAGCTGTGTAGCTCATTGGTAACATGGATTCGATCAACATTCATAGCATTAGCTATAACGCTATATGGAGCATTTCCATATTGTGAAAGTCTGCTAAACGCACCATTGATCCATACGGATCCATTTAGTATTGAATTGCCCATGCACAGGATACTAGCATATGGATTAAAACCACCGCTTGAAGATGAAGCATTAACAAGGACCCAAGGATTCCACACACCTTCACTGCCTCCTGTTTTGCTTCTATACCAGAGATCACCGGTAGAGAATTTAATCCACATCTGAATTCTAGTGTAACGACCAAATGTTAATACATATGCAGCTCCGGCATCTGGCGAGTGCTCACTGCCACCACCATCAACAGATACTGTATTTAATGGCACATTATCAAGATCGGTAATTCCGATATATGAAAGTCCGTCAATATATTTAACCGGTTTGAGAATAGTATCAACTACATCAATAGGATCATCAGTAGTTAAGCTAAATGATACTGTTTCATTACATGATGTTCCCTGTGATACTGAAATTCTAACTACTACACCGGTAGCATCTGCAGGAACATTAATACGCTGAGTATCTATAACTGCATATGATCCTATGTTGGTACCATTTCTATAAAATATGATATTTAATCGAGAATTTGGACCGCTATAGTGGGCAGTTAATGTTTTACCAAGTACACGGTTCCAATATTCCGGCAGCGCGTTATTGGCGAAAATCAAGTTGCAGAAACTCAATGCGCTGGCGGTTCCGGTTACTCTGCAAGTGTGGTTAGTATTCCACTGGTATTGTATGCCCTGATAGGTGCGATCAGTTTCCGCGCAATCTTTAAGAAGATCATAAAAATTAAAATCCAATAACTGCTCTCTGTTATGTTTGATACCATCTCCGGCAGCTTTAGCATCTGCACAAGCACCTTCAACAGATAACGAGCTATCAATCACTACACCACTAGGAACGGTTATATGTTGATTCAGCCACGATGTCACTACTGGCGATAGCTTCTCCAACACTATGTCATGCATTACACCCTGAGCCACCAGATCATCAATTTTATCTGATACATATGGTGCAATATCAAGATTATCGAAATAATCATGTACATATCGTGTTAAATTTGCAACCAAAGTTTGTGCATCTGTAACGGCATCCTGAGTATCATCATAGAGCTTTTCCCACTTAAGCTGATACTCTGCCCATTCATCTGCCAAACGTCTTATCTCTTTAATTAACCAATCTTCGTTAAGTTCATGAAAATTGGTATATGGAAATTGTCTAAAAATACCCATGTTTTCTACTCCTGAACATCAAGAACAACAGATCCCTCATATGTAGCTTCAGGATCAATAACAGTAACTTCTACAATATGACCGTCTGCGATGTAGTTGAATCTCACAAAACAATCATTACCGAATTTAATACCGGCTTCATAATTTCTTTCGTCCATATTATGACCTCCACTAATATACTAACAGACAAAAACGTTTTTTAAAAGACATAGTGATATAATTGATGATACTAAATTCTGCAATATCGCGTTCTTTTTTAATCAGATCCTGCGTAGCTGTGACACCTATATTACCGGTCCTGCGTTCGGTTCTGGTAGCATCATCATCAATATTTTCGGTATTACTTAATGCTGTTTTATCCGTACCGGTGTGGTCGTCTTTATTAGCTGCAGTCCATGCATTTTCATTCCAGCCCTTTACAGAATGTGTATCAGTTAGATTAACAGTTCGGTTATCGGATCCGGTGGATGTGCGATCAATATCTCTGTTATTTGTTTCTACGATATTTGCATCAACATTCCAGATTGGATTGTAGGTGACCATCTGGCTGGCATACAGTTTTTTCCAACTGTCAAATTCTGATGTTGACCACACACCGATAGCCAGTTTCATAATATTAAAATCCGGATATATTACTTCCAGTTCCGCACAGTTAAGCAAAATATTATTAATGAGCTTTGTACGATCTATAGTATGCACTACATTGTCAGGATCCGTATAAGTAGGCAGCTCCAGCCCATCAAATATGGTGTTATCATATTCATACATTCCCATTATCGAGAGCCACATTATTTGTCACCTCCTTATATCTAAAGTCTACAGTGATATTAAGTCCAAACAGATCATTAGCTTGCTGCACTCCTTCACGCATTGTATCAAGCCAGAGAGAAGCCTTAGACTTAGTATCAATGTTATTAGCTTCGACCTCGTTATCAGTTACTCCGGATTCTTTAGCCATATTGACATTAGGAATACCAATCTCTGTACAGAATCTGGCATCAATTTTAGTCATATCTTCCAGAATATCTTTAACGATATAATTCTGTTTAAGATTATTTTGAAAGCTATCCCACATAGGCTGTCCATCCTCAGTAAATAACTTCTTATCAGCAAATACTGCCGGATCACCTTCATTTATCTTATCGTACATCTTTTTAAAAGATTCTGCTATGGTCTTATCATCACATGCAAATACATAAGCCAGTTTAGAATTAACCATATTAGCTGCTATTGCTTCGGTCGCTAAAGATAGAAGATCCGCATAATAACTGACAATGTCCCAGCATGATCCATAATCCGGCTGCATCCTGATCAACGCGCACTGTGTACCAATTCTGGGCTGTAATATTCCTTTTAATTTAGGATTAGCAATACTTGCATTAGTTGGTCGGTAAAATACATCATAACCAAATAAGCTGCAGTGCTGCGGAATCACTCCAAATTTATCGGTATCAATAACAGCCACAAAACCACATACAAACAGTGTATAAAGGAAATAATCCGTGCTCCATGTTTCAGGAATGTTTTTAAATTCAAATACGCTGATTACCTTCTGCAGTAAATAACGCCTGAAATACCATGTAGTGGCATTGTCCTGAGAATGTACCGTAGAAGGTTTTATATGAGCATTATATTTATTTATAAAATCATATGAATAACTCATCTAATTAACTCCTGTTCTCTTTTCCATAATAAACGCTTAAACATCCAAATTTTCCGATTCCATTCCGAAGGACCACCACCGGAGAATGGATTATATATAAAACCCTGGAATGTATAACCACCTTCATTATAATTACCATTCATGCTTATATAGTGACTGGCTCTGAAATACCATGCACCATAACCGGATTCTGAAACCAAACACCTATTATTAGCTTCATCTATTTCCTCAACTACACATACATGACCAAGGCCGGAATATATACCACCTGAGTAACAAGCGATCGCACCGAGTGCCGGTTCGGATCCACGATCATATCCGTCGGATGTATGCCCGAACCAATCTTCCGCATTACCGGTGCTTAGATTAGGTCTATTCTCATATATTCTGTTAGGATCTCCAATCTCCCAGAATCGACCCCATGCATAACATGTGCAGTTAGGTAAACCATAACCGGCATTGTAAAAAGGATTCCTGCTATACCAATATGGATTGCCCCGCATACCACTGTCAGTTAAACGCGGATTGTATTCAGGTAATGGTTGTTCACTCATAATAGAAACCACCTTCCAGATATGCTCTAACTGCCTGATCCTCCGAGCTAGTACCATTTATAGCCACATCACCATCCTGAATTATCATATACCCTGAAAGAGTATTGATCTTCCGTACTTCGCATAATGGTCTACCATTGTGCGTATTATCATCTGCAATAGGTCTAAAGAATTGATGATCCAGTCTAAAATCACCCATGCAGGATGCAAAACCTCCGGTAGTTCCTACAGTGCTGGCTCTTGGCATAAGCGCACCGATCGCATTACCTACACCGGATGCAGCACCAATAACAGCACCACCAACACCACCTAATGCACCTCCTGCGACAGCACCACCAACAGCACCGGCAAGACCGGAAGCTACTCCAACATAATCCCTTGTAACTGATGATAATGAAATAGGAACACCGATTTGAGATTCTACTCTATTGAGCACTATACCATTACATGAAACTGTTAATATACCCTTTCCGGTAATCGGATCTATTCTAACCTGCGCTGTTAATGATGAAGCATTACATGTGACACTTGTATCAATATCAATAACCCCAAATGGCGGAATAGTCAAAGATATATTTGTATATGGTGCAGAGTTAACGTAGTTACCTCTGCTTGATGTATCCGGATGTTTTTTAATTGCGAATGAGAATGATTTATTTATATATGGGGCCTGCAGGATCTTATAACCATTAGCTCCGCTATCCCAGTTAAATGCGTAAACTCTGGCAGCACTGCCGATATTACTAATATCTGACATTGGGACCGGTAAAGCCATGCAGGATTTAATATACTGCATCGGATCCACCAATGATAATTGTAATGCTGCTGATGCATCATCCAGATTAAAGCCATTGTCCTCAGTAATCAATGTAGAAGCATCTAAAAGATTTTCGCACATTGTAACAATGGCTGTGGTGCTCATTCCATAATAAGCCATTGATCCCATGTTACCGGCTCTGGAAACAACTCCAACTATCCACGATATACTATCCCACCAAGGATTGGTCACCACTGTAGAATCAAATGAGCATCCTGATTTAGCAGGATATAAAGTATCTATGATATTACCATTATGAGCACCGGCAGCCCTCATAATATATAATGAAGATTCTCCGATCTCTGTTTTATAGGTAGCCAATACATCAACCTTTAATGAACATGTCCACAAGGCATCTTTAAAATACCATTCCTCAATAAAATAATACCGGTTAAAGGCTGGAATATAAGCGTAATTATATCGAGATGGATCGAGAATTACACCAAAATCAAAATCTATAGTTGGATGCATCATCCCTGACTCTGTTTTTAATATACAACTATAAAGATCACCGGCGGTGGCAGCCGGTTTTTTAGTTGAATTATCGCGTTTACTAAATGTATATAATTTTACATTAAAAGCCATATTTATACCTCAGGCGCGGACCACCGAAGCAGTACCGCGCCATGTACCAGAAAGAAAAGGCTACTAGTCAAGAAGGAGAATTATACCCTTTTCTGTGAAGTCATTATACCAACGCTCTGTGAAGTGGTGGAATGTATTCCAGTAACCACCCTTCGCATTGAGTGGAGTAGTCGCGCTCCATTCATTGACGGTAGTATAACCGAGAGCATCCTGATCAAAGAGCACACCCACAAGGTTTGTGATAGTCTGCTCCGCAGCAGTAACGATATTACCGGATGTATTCATGTACGATGGTGTTACCTTGATCTGCATCGGGTTATCAATGGCCTGCCAGTAGTTGACAGCTTCAACATCTGCATATTCAAGGAAATTCTCATGGAATGTATCACCGAGCACGCGAGCATCCATCGCATTAAGAAGTGGTGCATACAGATAAAGTTTCTGCATGTCATACGGTGTATGTCTGCTGATAGCTTTATTTGTAACATTGATCTGAAATTCGATTGATCTCTCTGTCATGAGTGCCGAAAGTGTAGCAACTCTGGCATACATCCATTTCATGAAATTACCGAAATTAGCCGGAGCATATACTGTGGTTGCTGTCAGTGTTTCGCCAGTCTCAGCATTATACTCTGTAAGCAGATGGATCACACCACTATTAGCCACCTTTTTTCCTCCTACAAAGTTTCCGATAGTCATTCTGGCGATTGATTCATGAGCCTGTTCGATCATATCGGAAATATTCTGGACTACCATCGACATGAATCTGCCAAACTCCGAAGGACCGGAGAACGCGTTATCAAGCTGATCCTTGAAGATCGTGTAATTCTTTTCAAATACGTTCTGGCCATAGAAGTTAGTCTGCAGGATATTAGGTTTATTGACTTTGTAATGATCAACACTCTGGCCATCTACCAGAGTAAATCTCACATCATTATCAAAATCCTTGTCAGCGATAGACAGCTTGCGAACGATAGCTCCCCACTGTTCCTGATCTACTTTGATACCACCAAATTTACGGTTATAAGGACGAATCGAGAAGATCGTTCTACTAACCATCTGAGTAATAGCGTTAAGCACCGGATCATAACCAGCCTGCAGCAGCGTAGTAGCTACAGACACAAACTCCCCGGTAGTAGTCGGTGCAATACCGGTTTCTCCGGTCACCTGCTGCCTGATATTATTAAGAATACCTGCAGCATCTTCAAAAGACATTGTGTTAACAGACATAATTATTTACCTTCCTTTTTATTATATTTTTGTGGGTTGATAATATTAGCGATAATATCCTCACCGGTCTTATCATCTTCCTGGCTGCTGTGCATGATATTCATAGCAATAAATTCTTTTTTCATATCTTCAACAGCACCTTTAAGCTCTGACATGATCTCAGTAAGAGCATTTTCTGCAGGATCCGGTGTTGGTTCCGGATCTGGTGTTGGTTCCGGATCCGGTGTTGGTTCAGGATCTGACATGTCCATCTGCATGATTTCATCTTTAGTATAACCGGCATCAAGCAATTTAATAATTTCCTTGTACTCCATAATTACTCCTTTTCTTTCTTCATGTGATTAATATACCACTGCACCAGTTCATAATCTTTTCCAAGTTTCTTTTTACGAGCTGTGCCAGTGCCATATTCACCCTTTAATGTTTTATCAGTTAAATCAATGATTTTATTAACTCTACTCTGCACTGCCTTGTAATCGGATCCAAGAGCCTTTTTACGTTCCGCACCGGTTCCATATTTGCCACTGAGAGTATCCTTAACTAAGTCATCAATATTAACAACATCCTTTTTACCATCCTCTTTATAATCAGGACGATAGATCGCATATATATTTTTAAGTGATCTTTTTCTGTAGTTAACAGCAGATTTCCTACAATCACTGCTGCCTGTGTTACCTTCAATAGTTTTGATCGTTTTACTATCTATAACATCAATCAACAGTCCAATATGATTACGGCTGCCAATGCGCTTATTATTACCACCATCAGAAGCCCATGTAAATATAACAATATCACCTTCTCTAGCATCTGAGAGCTTCGATATAAATTTCGCGTTCCTGCGTAACCATGAATCCATCATAGGAACACTGGCACACTTATTACCACCATAAAACAGCTTTGAAGCCTTAGCAGCCTTAAATACATACCAGAGATATATTACACACCAATCGCATGTAAAATTAAGTCCATATTCTTTACAGAAAAAACTTCCGGATCTCTCTTTATATTTTTCTGCAGTATTGATGATCTTAGTGCCGGTCATTTGCCACTCTCCTTGTTTACTATGATCTGGATCAATTCCTTTAAACTGGCAAGTACATTAGTGTTATCTTCAATTGTCTGCCGGAGTGATCCGATCTCCTCTCCGTGTCTTTCTTCCTGTTTATTAACCATCCAGAACATAGCACCACACGCGACAATAGGAAATCCCAAACTGGCTACCAACTGACCTATAACCTGAATATCCATTTTATATACCATCCTTAATATTATTGTGCCTGCAGGTAGTACACCGGCGAGTGTTCGCGCGCCCTTCCGGGGCATGCCTTGCGCGCTGCAGGCACTCAGATAATAATAGTTTACAATAATATTATTATCTCTATAAAGTATATAATTCAAATAATGATTTTGTCAACATGCTTTCACAGATCACATTACCGCGCATATATGCACCATATAATATTAATCCGTAATTCTTTTTATATCGCATTAGATCCACTTCATCCGATTTATATATCGGAGCTGTGCCGGTCCGGTGCTCAGATACATAATATTTCCGTTTTGACTTATGCTTATAGATACTGATCTCACCGACAGTACATATTAATTTATATTCATTAAGTGGCATAGACTTAATACCTGAGCTGTCATTATAAACAAAATCATTAGCCAGAGCCATATCTGCATATGATCCGGATGATAATTTGTATAATGCTGTGTCAGCCTTAGCAGCACTGATTTTAGATTTATTAAGCAGTGCGATCAATATACCTCTGGATTTATCAATATAAAGCTCCTGATCCTTTAGCTGCATACGTTCACATATACCAACCAGCCCAAGCTCCAGAAATATAGCATTGGCAATATTAAATGCATTAGCCATGCAAAGGACCTGCAGCGGATCCGATCCTTTGATCTCTCTATTACGGTTAATAGTTTCATAAGCATTTAAAAATGCAGTGCCTTCATTTTTTAATGCGCGTTCATGTCTCTCCGGAATGAATTCATCATAAATAAGCAGCTTTACATCAGAAGCATCAAAACCACGCATATTGGCTATGGTGGATAATGCGCATGTATAACCAAGTGTCTTATTTTCCAGATCTTCGCCTAATTCCTCATATATGACCGCATTATATTTACTGATTGACTTAACACCTATTGAAGCAGATATATCATCACATATAGCCTTATATGGATTGAATTCAGGTTTATTGATTAGATCACACTGAGCCTGTGTTCTTCTCATTAACATAAAACGCGTATTTGTTTCATACGCGTTTAGGAGTGCTCCATATGTTTTACCGGTTCCACGTCCACCAATGATAAAATTAAATGGCAGTTTATAGCTCAGGATCTTAGCAATATCCACATAGCCACTACTTAAATATATAGACATATAAACACCTCCGGATCCAAATCATCCCACCATGAA